GTCGTATGTGGGGGGCCTTTTTTCGCGGATCCCCCCAGGGGTGGTTAAAAAATATCAAAAAAGTTGATAAAATTTAATCAAAATTCCTGCCGTGACCTACTTAATATAAAAAATATTCATATCATCACCGGGCTGTATTCCTTCGAGCTTCTCCGGCTTCCTGTTCTTTCGCATCGTCTTCCAGGACTCAGACACCTCGCGGAACGTCTTGCGACTGTGACACTCGTGACATAAGCTCTGCCAGTTTTCCACATCCCAGAACAACTTAAGGTCTCCCTTGTGCGGGATGATGTGGTCAACTTCCGTCGCAGGCTTTCCGCAGACGACACATATCGGGTGACGACTGAGGTATCCCAGGCGTGCCTTCTTCCAGGCGGTATTATATCCGCGTTGGCTGGCGTTCGGACGCTTGGCATCAGCTTCCTGTATACGCTGGTCGCGTGCCTTCCTGATGCGTTCCTGACGCTTGGCTTGCCATTCCTGGTAATGCTTCTCGCAGTAACTTCCATGTGTTGCCCAGCTCAGGCAGCCAGGGCGGGCGCACGGCCTTTTCGCTCTCTTAGTCTCGGATGGTATCAGCATGTAGTATCCTCCGGTGCTGGTAGGTCAGGCGGGCTCCAGCGCTTAGCACGGCGCGGTGCCTTTCTTATCTCACGCAGGTACTTGATGGCGTCAAGGTTAGGCGGTAGCTTTCGCTTGAATATCTTGGTGTTGCCCTGCTCGTCGCGACCTATCTCTTCCACGGTGGCACCTATCGCCAGCGTGAACAGCGCGTCCTGTAATTGCTGCTCTATTTCCTGCTCAGTCATAAGCGCACCGCCTTCTTACCAGTCAGGGATTCCCAGCGCTTAATTATTACGTCGCAGTAACGCGGGTCCAGTTCCATGGTTAAACACCGGCGGTTAAGCTGGTCGCACGCGATAAGCGTCGAACCCGAGCCCCCGAATAAATCCAGGACTGTCTCACCTTCTCGGGAACTCGACTTAATTGCTCGAGCACATAATGCCAGGGGTTTCGGCGTAGCGTGGCCACCGGTGAGTGCTCGCTCCTCGGCTGAGGTGCGCGGGAAGTGCCAGACGTTAGTCATCAGGTCGTGCGTGTTGTCGAAGTAAGCACGTCCGGCGTCATAAGCCTGCTTAATGGCTAGATATTCCCGCTTTATGTCATCATACTCGCGCTTAAATGCGTCATTGGTTAGGCCTTTCTCAAGGCGCTGCCGTTCTGCTTCGGTCTTGAGTGTATTATATACCTCGGCAGTCGGGAGGTTAAATTGGCTCTTACCTGTCCAGTGATCGCGGCTTACGTCGGAATGGCCGACGATGCGCTTCATGGTCGGCACGTCCCAGCCCATAGCGAGACGCGACTCCAGGAGATAATTCCGCACTGGTTCCCATCCCTCAAAATAGTTATCGGCGTTGGTGTTGAAGCCCTGCACGCCTTTGATTATGAAAAGGCATTTCTCATCCGCTACAGGATACATCCGGAAGGCCTCGGCATTCTGCCCCTGAGCCACGCCTTTATCCCAGGTGATGAGGTTGCGGAAGGTGACACGCTCCTCGGCTATCATCGGCCGGATGATGTTGGCGTAGATGTCCATGAGAGGTTCATCAATTCCCCAGCAGTACCAGCTTCCGTTACTTTTGAGGGCATCCAGGCTGAGCGGTATCCACTTCCGGTTAAACTCCAGAAGCTTGTTAAAATTCAGGTTATCGTTAAGAACACCGTCCGCCTCTTTTTTCATGCCGTACGGCGGGTCAGTGAATACCAGGTCAACGGGTCGATCTTCGGTGAGTCGGCGAACTGATTCGGGGTCGGTGCTGTCTCCACACATCAGGCGGTGGCCGTCGAGGTCGTACACGTCTCCCGGTGATGTCATCGGCTCGCTTTCCTCATCCGGTTCAGGAGGAGTGTCTTCCGCGACCTCCTGGTTCTGGTTCTGGTCTCCTAATTCTTTTTCGAGTTCCTCAAAACCGAAGTCGGTCATGTCAAAATCTAGCTCGTCGAGGGCACGAAGTTCAAGGTCAAGGAGCTCCTTATCCCACGTGGCCAGCTCAGACACGCGATTATCTGCCAGGCGGAACGCCTTAGCCTGGGCATCAGTAAGATGCTCGGCAATTATGCAGGGCACCTTCTTGAGTCCCAGCTTCCTGGCGGCAGCCAGGCGGGTGTGACCTGTAACTATCACGCGCTCACGGTCCAGTACCAGCGGAACGTTGAAGCCGAACTCCCGGATACTGGAAGCCACCGCGTCAATGGCGGCTGTGTTGTCCCGCGGATTATTCACGTATGGGATTATTTGATCTATATCCAGCTCGGTGACTTTCATGCTTTCTCCTGATACTGAGCGACCTCAGACTCACGTCTGTTGATAAGTCCCTGACTTTTCTCCTTCGCTCCGGTTCTCCGGTCGGTGTAATACACCCAGCGACGCATCTGCTCAGCGATTTCACTCGCCGGGGCGTTCTTGATGAGTCTCTTCCTCAGGGTGCTGGAACGGTAGGCCGTGACTCCTATCGGCATTATGAATGATGCCAGGGCATCAAACTGCCGCTGGGTCATGCGGGCTCCGGCTTCCTGAGTCGCAATAAGCTCGCGGTAGATAGGTTCCAGGTCTTGGTGCAGGTAGGCGAAGGCGGTGTCGCGGGATATGCGCATCCCAGGCTTCACTCCTGAAGTGTGTCCGATGCCGATTGTCCACACGCCGGCCTGACATAAGTAGGCGGTGAGACATAAGTCTTCACGCTGAACGATACGGTCCACGCCGTCATTGCTGATCTTTGTTATCATCTTCGGCCTTCTTGTTAGGGGTTAAAACGTACTTGATGCGGTCCATGACCAGGCGCTTCACTTCATCCACGCCGTAAAAGCCCACGAAGGAGCCGATCGCCACCGCCGCCTCTGCCGGACATGCCGGTATAACGGCCGTGAGGCCATAGAAAATCCCGGTGCTTAACAGCGAGCATAACACCGCACCGGTCAGGCGGTCAATGATGCCGCCCCGGCGGTTGGTCAGAATTGAGATCAAAAATGCAAATACCGCTCCGGCTACGACCGGAATGTTCTCAGATATCCAGGCTGTCAGCTTTTCCATTTTTCCGTTCCTCCTCTGTCAGGCTTCCATGCTGTCATTATAGCCTAAACGGCCGTCTGCCGTCTGAAGGCATTCCTGAAATTTTAGCGCTATGTCGGGGCTGTTTTTTCCGGCCTAAAAAGCGAATTGTAACCTGAGTAACCTGTTACCTTTGCGTTTGTATCTCTTCCCCTACTTATATATATACATATATACATATTAATTATTAATTATTTTACTTTATTAATAAATATAAAGGTAACAAAGGTAACAAAGTATCACAAGCCCTTATTTTTCAAGGGCTCGCGAGATGTAACCTTTGTGTAACTTTTGCGTAACCTTTAGCGTAAAGGTTACAGTTTTTGCGCAAAAAATGACCGACATGCTTAATTATTACACGTCGGTCATTTAAAAACTAATCCGTTTCGGTGTAACCTGTAAAAGTTACAAGTGACATAAAAAACGCTATTTTTTAACCCAAACTTTGGTCGGTTTACCGTCTCTCGACGGAGTCCTGGCAGTGCGGTAGACATATCCAAGGCTCTGCATAAGTTCGCTCAGACGGGTCAGATCTTCACGCTTTACATACCTATCGTCGAAGCCCAGCGCCAGGTTAAGAATGTTCCGCGACTGGAGTGCGATGCGGTTGCAGTCTTCAGTGCGCTCCTGAGCCTGGAGCCATTCGCTGACGGCGGTCTCCCAGGAGTCCGGAAGCACATATCTGTCATTAAGGGTGTCGGTGACCGCTTCAACGTCCTGGTGAAGCTTCAGCCCGCCCAGCCGGTTATAAATCTCTCTACCCTCAGCCCATAGCTGCATGACATCCCCGCGGATGGCATCCGCGCTGAACATCCCCACCTCTACGGGCGCATATCTGCGGTTACCGGTGCGGTCGCTCAGGAAGGCCGTGTTATTTGTGGTCATTATAAAGAGGCATCTGCGCGTCACGGTGCGCTGGTCACTTGAGTACAGAGGTCTGTACGTGTCGGCATCCAGTGTCAGGAAGGCCTTTATCTCCTCCAGCTTCCGCTTCCCGAAGCCGACCATTTCAGGGAACTCCGCCAGGATACGCCCGCCCATACGCATGGCCAGTTCGCTGGCGCTCAGATTGAAATTAAGCTCGGTGTGAGTATCCGGGAACGGAGTCAGCTCCTTAATAAATCGGGTCTTATTTGCGCCCTGGGCACCTATGAGCACCAGGGAGATATCGGCCTTTATCGGTTCGGGGCTTGATGCGCGTCGCCACAACAGTCCCCAGAAGTACCGGCCGACTGCCCGGGTGTATGCAGAGTCTTCTGCTCCGCAGTAAGTAGCCAGGAAGCGCTCAGCTCTCGGTACTCCATCCCATTCAGGAAGTGTGCGCTCCAGGTATTCACGCATGGTGTCCACGCGGTTGCCGTTAGCGATTAGTCGCACGGCATCACCTATGAGCTCCTTGGATATCCTTCCCGGTTTGAAGTTGAGCGCCTCCAGTTTGATGCGGAGTGCCAGGTTAACGTCTTCGGTGCATTGCTTCCAGTCTACCGCACCGGTCTTTCTCGTCACTATGTGCCCTCTGAAGGTATCATATGCCAGTTCTCTGCCGCAGATCAGCGGGTCGCTGAGTGCAAGGTACACGGAGGTGGCGCATGGCTCTATGTAGCCGGTGCGTTCGCTTACGTACTGCTGAAGCTTCTCGGCTGTTGTCGGAGGAGGCAGTTCTGTGCCTGCCGGAGCGTTGGCCGGTGTCTCATCGGGGTATTCCTGAGGCTGGGTGTCGGTATAGCCGCATGACCTCGCCCAGCGCATGAAGTCAGGAAGGCCACGGTGTGCGCAGTGCGCGTGAAGGCACCTGAACCCTCCCTGGGTGTATCCGTTGGAGCCTATCGGGAAGTATACGGTCTCCATCTCGCCGCTGCTTGCCGTGTGCTCGGCTTCCCAGGGACACCGGATAAAAAGCTCGCCCTCTTTGCCTACCTTGCGCACAACGCCCTTAGCGTATAGCCAGTCTGCCAGCCTGTCCTGAGCCGCGAAGGTCTCGCCCCTGGTTCTTGCGGTAGGCTTAACGCTGACCTGACATTCCGCATACATGGCGGCAAGGTACTCCAGGAACGCGGTGAGGTCGGCATCCTTAACGCTGACGGGGTTGATGCCACGGCTCCAGGCATACCTTGTACCGCTCGGATGAGTTCCGGCGCACACCAGTTGCTGACCTGTGCCCAGCACCTCAACGGCCTGCTGCTTTCCTTCAGGCGAAGCGGGAAGCATGATGATGCGCTTCTCGCGCGGTTCCGTGTTATCGGTCTGGAGGAGTGTCGCCCATCGGGAGTTTCCTCTCTGTCTGATGCTCAGGTCGTCCGGTCTGATGTGGCACATGGTAACCAGCATGTCGCGGATGCTGTCTGCAGTCTGCTGGTCTTCGACATCGCAGTCGATGGCGACAATACCGTCGTGACCGGTGCGCACGCAGAAGCCCAGGTCTGAATCCTTGCTCCAGTTCATAAGCTGATCCCAGGTGGTTTTCGGTGCATTAGGCCAGTCCTTAATGCCGGAGACTTCCCCGACGCGGTTCTTAACGCTCGGAAGCTTGCCTGGTTGCTTAATGCTGGATCTTGCGCTGATTTTCAGGTCCGGGTTGGCTACTACCGGAAGCGCCCACGCTGTGAGAGTTTCGTGGCATGCGAGCTGAGCCCATTCGCTAGGCAGTGCGCCGTATACTGTTCTACAATCCATGTGCGCCTCCGACACATACCAGTTTAAGATAAGTCTCCAGGCGAATGCCTTTTCCTGTCTGTATCCGGCATATTGTGCTCGGATTCACGCCCATGAGCCTGGCTATTTTTCTGCTGCTGAGGCCTCTGGCCTTGAGCTGAGCAACCAGCTCCGCCGGCCTTGGTTCTTTATCTATCATTATCTTTTTACCTCTTTTTTAGGTGTTGCTTTTTTGCAACACTACGTATAAGGATACTCTATTCAGGGCCCCGGTGGCGAACTTTTTAATTTTTTGTAGCGGACTTCACAAAAAGTAAAAAGGTCAAAAATTTACCTTGATATTTGTCTAAATTGAGTTAAGATTATATCTGAACCGGGCACATTGTCCCGGCAAGGTTACCGATTTTCCGAACTTCCGCGAGGTAAAAAATGAACACTAAAGTTAACTCTACAGCCGCTCAGCATCGAATTGATGCCGCTTTTCCTAAGATGTCCAAATGGGCAGATTATCCTTGTATCCTTTCTCTCCTCGTTGCCTTCTTTGAAGGTGAGAAGATTCGTGTCAATAACGGTTGGTCCATTAGTGGCCGTCATATATCTCTGCTCTCTAATGTCGAAGGCCGTCATGTCCTGAAGGTTCTTCAGACTGCTGGCGTCCGCATTTCTTTCGGTAACGATGCACCTCGCGGTGGCGCTGCCGGCGAGTACTTCCAGTGCCTCAGGAAGTCATCCGCGGCCGCTTCTCATTTCCGTGCCCTTCTTGACGAAGTCAAGGCGGGTAAGTAATTCCATCAGGAGGTTGCTATGTACTACTTACGTGATAACGGCGGCAATTTATACCAGGCTTACGAGTCCCTAGACGACGCCGTTGAAGCTTATTCTCTCGACCAGGACGGCCCTGTCGCTTCTTATATGGACGTCTCTCTGGGTGTCGGGTTCATCGATGACGATTCCAGCCGGCCGGTCTTTGTAGTTGCTGATGCCGGTCGTTTTACCGACTGCTATCTGGATCAGGTTTTTGCCTGGGTCGGCTGGTACGATCTCGACTGGATTGAGGAAGTTTACGAGTATATGTAATGCCCGTCTGAGGCTTTCAGACAATAAAGAAAAAATTTAGGAAGTTAAATATGACTATTGAAAAAGAACTGGCGGACAACACTGCCGCGGTCAAGGCTCTGACTGAAGTTATGCGCGAATTTATCGCGGCTGTCGGTTGCTCATCTCTTTCGGCTCTGCCTTCCGCAGATGTACGTGCTACTCAGGCATCATGCCAGCCTTCAGTATACGGACCGGCATCACCAGCAGAGGAAGCTGCCGCAGTTGCTCACGCCGATGGCTTAACTGCCAGTGTGGCCATTATCGACGAGCCTCAGGCTCCTGCTCCTGCTCCTGCTCCTGCTCCGGCTCCTGCACCTGCACCTGCACCTGCTCCTGCACCTGCACCTGCTCCTGCACCTGCTCCTTCACCACTTACTTCACCACTTACTTCACCTGCTCCTGTTTCCGGCGCTGTCGTTCCTGATACACTTGAAGGCATGCGTTCGATGTGCATCCGTGCCGGAGAAGCGGGACTGACCTCTGATATCGTGAATTTTCTGCATGCGCACGGCGTTGGTACCCTTCGCGACCTGCCTCAGACTGAATACGGTGCGCTTGTGTCTCTGTTTAATTCCAAGGGGGTGAAGTAATGCCTGGTGCTACTCATGCTCTGCTGTCACCTTCAGCGGCCGCACGCTGGGTTAACTGCCCCGGCTCCGTGGCTCTGACTGCTGACATGCCTAACCCATCATCATCCTATGCTGAGGAGGGTACCTGTGCGCACCGTCTTGCGGAGCTCCTTCTCACTGGCCATACCGTCGATGACATCCCTGACCAGGACGTGCAGATCTTCGCGAACTGTGGCGTTAATCTTGATGACCTTATTGCACCGGTGTCTGTCTATGTCGATTATGTCCGCTCAATTCCTGGCGAGCTCCGGGTAGAGTGCGAGATCGATATCGGAGGCATTACCGGAGAGGTGGGCGCCCACGGAACTGCTGACGCGATTATCCTGGGTGATGACGAGCTTCATATCTGCGACCTAAAATTCGGCATCGGCGAAAAGGTTGATGCTGAAAATAATCTTCAGCTTTCTATCTACGCTCAGGCGGCGCTGGATGCCTACGGGTGGCTCGCTGACTTCCAGCGTGTGCATCTGCACATCATCCAGCCGCGTCTTAACCATATAAGTGACTGGTCGGTCTCCCTGGAGGAGCTGGCGGGCATCATGGAACGCGTACGCGCTTCCGGTAACCGTGCGCTCAATGCTCAGGCCGGTGCCTCAGGTGCTCCTTTATCCGCTGACCTCTTCTGCCCTTCACGTAAGGCTTGCAGGTGGTGCCTGGCTCGCGGTAAATGTCCGCACCTCGCCCGCCACTGCCTCTCGGCCGCAGGATACGAGGACGGCTCGCTGGAGCAATTCGGCCTCCTGGATGCTTCCGCGCTTTCGGACATCCTTGGCAAGCTCGACCTTATCGCTAAGTGGTCAGACGCTGTCCGTGAAGCGGCACACGCTGAGCTTATGGCCGGTGGTGACGTCCCGGGGTATAAGCTGGTTCAAGGCCGTGAAGGTATTCGCAAGTGGGCGGATGAGAAGGCTGTGGATAAGCTGCTAAAAGCATGGAAGATCCCCGCAGATGCCAGGTATAAGAAGAAGCTTATCTCTCCGGCAGACGCCGGCAAGCTGTACAAGGCTCACTCCTTCACGGAGGAGCAATGGGCTGAGCTCTGTGGTTCAGTCGTTCGGTCACCAGGTAAGATTGAGATGGTAGAAGCTTCCGACCCGCGTCCAGCGGTCACCGGTGGAACTACTGCCGACCAGTACCCTGATGAGTCTAAATAACATAAAAGGAACTTTATAAAATGTCTAAGAAAAATGTACGTGTATTTATTCGAGGCGCACGCCTCTCCTTCCCGGCTCTGGATGAGCCCCGCGCTTCTATGGTAGGAGGTGACGACCTGAAGTATCAGGCTACTTTCCTTCTCGAACCTAATAATCCATGTGTTCAGCAGATCCGCGCAGCTATTCACGAAGTAGCGGTGGCTGAATGGGGCGCCCGTGCTGATGCTATTCTCGCGAACCCGGATAAGAATCCGCTCAAGTCCGGAGACGCGAAGGAGCGCATCCCTGAAGGTTACGCCGGTATGCTGTATGTGTCAGCTAAGTCTAAGCACGCTCCCGAGCTTCGTGACGCTAATCCGCGTGTGCTCATTACTGACCCTCGCCAGATTCGTGAGAAGTTTGTCGCCGGTTATAAGGTTAACGGCTTCGTGGACGTCTACGCATACGCGGTAAAGAACCCGCAGGGGGCTGTCGTTAAGACCGGCATCGCGGCCGGACTGGTTAGCGTGCAGTTCTGCGCCTATGCCGACCCGTTATCCGGAGTCGCTAAGCCGGCGGAGTCAGACTACCCAGACTGTAGTGCTGAGGCCAGCGCCTCTCAGACTTATGCCACTTCCGCGCCTTCATCATCCGGCGGATATGGTCAGGAACCGGCTCAGGCTGGTACCGGCTTCCCTCCTCCACCTGATCCATGGGACCGCGGTACCGGTGGTGATGTACCTTTCTAATCGTTTTCTTCTTTTGTAGTGCTTTGGGCGGGAGCTCCCCGCCCTTTTTTTGAGGATAAAAATAATGGTTTGGCTCGACCTAGAGACCTTTTCTACGATTCCGGTGGACACGGGCGTGTATAAGTATTCAGAAGACGCCCGCATTCTGCTTTGCGCCTACGCTTTCGATGACGCGCCCGCCCTGGTGTACGATGCCACCTCCGGAGCGCCGTGGCCTGTGGAGCTCCTCCACCACCTGGCCGATCCGCGTGAGCTTATCACCGCCCATAATTCTAATTTTGACCGGACTATCCTGAGGCGTTACCTGCCGCATGTCGGCGACCCTGCTCGCTGGAGAGACTCGATGATAATGGCGGCATCTCTCTCTCTGCCGTGTGCACTTCTTGACCTCTGTGCTGTCTGTCATCTTCCGGCTGATAAGTCGAAGGATGCGGACGGGAAGCGCCTGATCCGTCTTTTTTGCCGGCCTCAGGCAGACGGCTCCGTCATTACCGGTAAGGACCGTCCTGATGACTGGGCGCGGTTTGTGAATTATTGCAGACTTGACGTTGAGTCAATGCGTGCGGCGGTGCGGGCTCTGCCTGCACATCTGCTTCCTTCGGCTCAGGTATGGCGCGAGTGGACTGTGGACCAGATTATCAATGACCGCGGGATGTATATCGACCGTGAGCTGGTTCAGGCCGCGGTAGCCGCATGCGCTCAGGCTAAGCTTGACGCCGATGCTACCATCTCCCGCATCACTAGAGGAGCGGTAGCCACCGCCGGGCAGTTGGATGCGCTGATCAGCTTCATGCTTACCGAATACGGGTACACCCTGCCCGACATGCAGGCTTCTACATTGCAGGCTCGCCTTGATGACCCGGCTCTCCCCGAGGAGGCGCGTGAACTCATAGCCACAAGGCTGGCTGTATCTAAGGCGAGTGTGAAAAAATTCGAGGCACTGCAGAACTCGTGCGGGCGTGACGGTCGCCTTCGCGGGTGTCTCCAGTTCATGGGTGCGCTCCGCACCGGAAGGTGGACAGGGCGCATCTTCCAGCCTCAGAACTTGCCACGCGGGACCATGACTCCGGCGGAGGTTGAGGAAGGGGTATCAGCGCTGAAGTCGGGACTGGCTTCCGTATTGTACGACAACGTCACTGCCCTGGTGTCTAACTGCCTTCGCGCGGCTATATGTGCTCCGAAGGGGCGGAAGCTGGTAGTAGCTGACTTGTCTAATATCGAGGGTCGCGTGTTGTCGTGGCTTGCCGGAGAGGAGTGGAAGCTCGAGGCTTTCCGGCTGTACGATGCCGGCAAGGGTCCGGATCTGTATAAGGTCGCTTATGCGCGAACCTTCGGCATCCGGCCGGAGGAGGTGACTAAGAAGCAGAGGCAGATCGGCAAGGTTCTGGAGCTGGCTATGGGGTACCAGGGCGGGGTCGGTGCCTTCGTAACCTTTGCCCGTGGCTACGGCGTTGACCTGGATGAGATGGCGGAGCATGTCAGGGCGTCATGCCCGGACGACGTGTGGAAGGTCGCATCAGATGCTTCCGGTCGTGCTGAGCTGGGAGATCTGTCCGTGAAGGCGTGGACTGCCTGCGAAGCGGTAAAGACGCTGTGGCGTCGTGCGCATCCTGCCATTTCACGCTTCTGGGCATCGGCAGCAGACGCGGCCGGCGCACTGCTTCGCGGTGTCGGTGCTACCAGCATTCCGGCAGGGCGTGTCCGATTCTTCCGTTCAGGCTCCTACCTGGTTGTGAGACTTCCGTCGGGGCGTCCCCTGTGTTATCCGGCGGCACGTGCTACTTCAGGAAGGAACTGCTTTGAATATTACGGCCAGATACAAGCGACCAGGAGATGGGACTATATCGGCACTTATGCCGGGAAGATCGTGGAAAACATCACTCAGGCCACCGCCCGGGACATCCTGGCATCATCCCTGCCTGCCGTTGAGGAGGCCGGATATGCGGTAGTGCTCTCAGTTCACGACGAGCTTATCACTGAAGTACCGGACGATCCGCGCTTCTCTGCTGCCGAGCTCTCTCGCATAATGGCCACCGCTCCGGAATGGGCTCCGGGGCTTCCGCTTTCTGCCGCCGGCTTTGAGGCATATCGTTATAAGAAGGATTAAGTAATGAGAAATATTCAAATAACCGACCCGGACACCGGGGTCGTATATCCATCCATTAAAGCAGCCGCAGAGGCTCGCGGTCTGAAGCTCTGTACTGTGTATCAGAGGCTGGCCTGCGGGTGCTCTCCTGAGGTGGCTCTCACCCGTGGTAATTTGCATCATACTCCTTCCCAGGACCACACCGGTGCGCGATTCGCGACCACCGCAGACATGTGCCGGCACTGGGGCATCGACGTGGATTGCTTTCGTCAGCGGTTCGAGATAAGGGGCTGGACACTGGAGCGCTCTCTCACCGAGCCTGTCGGTCGCAGTAATGCCTCAGGGCATCGTGTTAAGGGTACACGGCGGGCGCATGTTCTTATTGTTGATGGCATTGAGTACCCGAGCATTCGCGAAGCGGCTAAGGCTTTCGGCGTTAATCCGCTCACGGTGTACAACCGACTGGCCAGGCATGACCCGGTTGAGAAGGCGCTACGGCCTTCTCGCGGTAAGTTAGGCGTATGGTATAAGGGAGTGCATTACCACACTAAGTTACAGTTAGCCATGGAGCTGAAAATTCCTGTCAATAAGCTCGATTTTTTATCAGGGGTGTCTTATGACTAAGATAACAATTACCGACCCAGACACCGGAGCATCCGGTGTACTTGTGAAAGCGTACTGCCAGGAGCACGGGCTTCCCTATAACAGAGTATACGCTATGCTGTATCGAGGCGTTCCGCTGGAGGAGGTTCTCCGCCGTGTTGCTTCCGCTTCGGAGGAGCGATATCTCAGACATGCGAAGATGCGCCGCGTCAGTTATCGCGGAGTCGAGTACCGGAGTCTTCGGGCACTTGCTAAAGCCCTGGGCATTAAGCCGGTCAGCCTGTACTACCGCGTGTGCTATCTCGGGATGTCGATTGACGAAGCTGTGACCGTCAGGAAGTACGTCCGCGGCGGTCTTGAATACCGCGGGCGGACGTATGATACGCTGGTAGAATTAGCTGCCGCGCAGGGCATTACTTATGCCGCCGTCCGGAGCGCTATCCGCCGGTACGGATACCCTCAGGGTGTTGATAGGTGCCTGGATATTAAGGCTGGCGTACCACGTATGAAGTACATCATCGACGGCGCGGAGTATCCGACAATTAAGGCTGTCCAGGAAGCGTTCCACTGCTGCCATGGGGTTGCCCGCCGGCTTATCGATGCGGGCACTGCTTCAGGTGTTGAGCTGAAGCCTCGGGGGCTGGGCGTTACTTACAAGGGCGTCCGTTATCCTACCATCACTGCCTTCGCTGAAGCTGTAGGGCTGTCAAGGCAGCATGCCCGCGTGCTTTTGGACCTGGAGAAGGAGGATAAGTATGACACCCGAGGGTAGACTGGTTGCGCATATCAAGCGCGTCGTTGCGGCATCCGGTGGAACTGTCCGCAAGTGCGCATGGGAGGGACGTGTCGGCGCTCCTGACCTCCTGGTGATGTACTCCGGGTGCCACTGGTGGATAGAATGTAAGGCACCGGGTAAGAAGCTTCGCGTATCTCAGGCCAGGGAGGGCGCTGTCATGCGTCGCGTCGGCGGGTGTATGGTGCTGACTTTCGACGACTTTGAAGCCTTTGACACCTGGTGGAGCTCCGCGGTGCACTATGTGCAAGACTACGGTTTGCAGATTGGCGCCGAGGCTGAGGTAAAACTTGTCGACGGTACGGGGGTGAGACTTGTCTAAATTCATTCCGCGAGAGTACCAGAAGCTGATTATCTCGCACATTATAGCCCATCCTCGGTGCGCTCTTTTCGTTTCCATGGGTATGGGTAAGACTTCCAGCACTCTCGCCGCTCTTGAGTATCTGAAGGCCATGGGCGAACCGGTTCGAGCCCTGGTTCTTGCGCCTCTCCGGGTGGCTTCCAGCACCTGGCCTGATGAGGTCGTGAAATGGGGCTTCGACCTTCGCGTATCAGTCGTAACGGGCACACCGGCGCGACGTCGCTCAGCTTTGCAGGCGGATGCTGACGTATACACTTGTAACTATGAGACGGTACCCTGGTTAATTGCTGAGCTCGGTACCGGATGGAATTTCACTGTGATAGTCGCGGATGAGTCCACACGCCTGAAGGGCTTCCGGCTGGGCGGAGGAGGTGGTTCTCGGGCGCGAGCGCTCAGCCGCGTCGCTTTCGCCGGTGTGAATCGCTTTATCGAGTTAACCGGCACACCCGCCGCTAATGGGCTTCTTGACTTATGGGGGCAGTGCTGGTTTCTTGACCGGGGGGCTCGGCTGGAGCGTTCCTTCGGGGCCTTCACCGGCAAGTATTTCCGACAGAGGCGGTGCGGGTCGTCTCCTTTCGCTGTGACTTATGAGCCACTAGACTGGACTCAGGAGGCCATCCAGGAACGCCTCCGGGACGTCTGTCTCTCGCTCGATGCGGCGGATTATTTCCCGATTGACTCGCCTATCGAGGTTCCGGTTCCGGTGGAGCTTCCTGAAGGAGCCCGCAAGGTGTACGACCATCTCCAGCGTGACATGTATGTCGCTCTGGATGATGGCACCGAGGTGGATGCCGTTAATGCGGCAGCGCTTACCGTTAAATGCCTTCAGGTTGCCTCCGGTGCACTATACCGTGAGGATGCCACGTGGGAGGAGCTTCACGACGTGAAAATCGAGGCTCTGCGGTCAATTATTGAGGAGTCTGCCGGTGCGCCGGTGCTGGTGGCGTATCATTGGAAGGCTGACCTGGAGAGACTTCTCAAGGCCTTCCCGAAGGGACGGGCACTTGATAAGAATCCGCGGACGATAAAAGACTGGAATGCCGGCAAGATCCCGGTGCTTTTCGCGCATCCGGCCAGCGCCGGCCATGGGCTCAACCTTCAGGACGGCGGGCACATCTTGGTCTTTTTCTCTCATTGGTGGGACCTGGAGCAATACCAGCAGATTATTGAGCGCATCGGTCCTACCCGGCAAGCTCAGGCGGGGCATCCGCGTCCTGTCTTTCTGTATCACATAATTGCTAAGGATACGGTGGACGAGCTGGTTATCACTCGCATGAAGTCGAAGCGCACCGTCCAGGAGGTGCTTCTTGAAGCATTAAAGAATAATTGTAAAGCTAAGGAGGAAGGAGTATAATGCTGGATGAGTAGGTTCTTGTACTCATTATTGGATTAGCCTTATATATAAGTACTACTTATACACTTATGCACTTATGCACTTAGTCCCGGAGCTTTCCGGGACTTTTTTTATCAGATGAAAATCACATCAAGGTATATGGCCAGCTTGCCGTCCTGAACCTGTATATCCTCAATTTTATAACTCCCGTAAGCCATTAAAATGCTGTCGGATAATGGCTTCTTAAGCCAGGACTTTCTTCCGGGGCCTGCGTAAAAAAAGATAACTATCTGATCGTCGTGCCAGATGCTGAACTGCTTCAGGCCGCGGATAAAACTATTCAGTGTCATGCTTCCGCTCCTTGGATCCCGTTTATAGCTCAATATCACCATATAAAAATATGGTGATTCCCTCTTCATCAGTGATAATAAAATGAGAGAACAAACATGAATCAAGAAGTTGCTGACAAAACACATTATTAAAATTATCAAAATCTGTGTTTTCTCTTAATCTGAAAGACATGTGCTCATATTCATCACGATCAAGCATTCTGACGAGACAATTCTGATATTTCTTTTGTTTTTGTTTCTTCGCTAAAAATTCACGGCATGAAATAAATCTAGTCATTTATTTCCCCTCCTTGGTGCTCTTAATCAGCTTCTCCAGTGCATCGCACGGTACCTTGGCGGTATACTCGCACACATCTTCTCCGCATGGCGTTGTGGCGCGTATCGGGCAGGTACCGGCTTTAATTTCTTGCGCAGTGGCTTCCTCATCCCTGTGGTCAAGGTATAAGGCTGTTATTGGTAGCGCCGCAAATATTAATAATAGCGCTATCCCTGTTATTGCGGGCCCTGCGTGGTCGTCGTCGATTATACTCATTCGTCGTCCTCCAGTGCGCTCTCGCAATGATCAATCAGCTCCTTAAGTTCTGCGGAGTACTCCGGATGCCGGTCTGTGAATATATCGATGGCGTAGCTTAGGATGCCCGCCTCGTCCCTCGCGTCGTTAAGCTGATCCCGGTAGTATCTGAGCGCCTCACGGTATAGTCGCACCTGCTTCTCCAGGTCTCTGATGCGCTTGTCTTCGGCTTCGTATTGCGCCAGGTAAGCCTTGCGTGCCCCGTACAGGTGGTCGCGCAGTTGATACTCAGCCTCCAGGCCGTATTTGCTGCGGTATTGTCTCAGCAGATCGCAGCGCTGAAGGTAGGCCGCACGGAATTCTTCATCCGGGGTGTTTTTACCCCTGGAGAGGGCTAACATATTCAGATCGCATTGTTTAATTTTATCCGCCAGTTCTTGGCGTTCCTGTAGGTCGGTCATTTCTTCGGTTCTCCTATCGCTCTGATGGTTCGTAGTTTTTCATTGCATTCTTCCAGGGCATTCCGCTGGCGCAAGGCCAGGCGGATGATGTCCGCATAAGTGTCTCCTGTGAGCTCAGGCTGTGCACACGGTTCAGTGAGCGCCTGAGGTACTGCCGGAGCCTGTGGCGGTGCCGCGCAGTTGCTTAAGAATGGCGTCATCGACATGACTATCAAGGCAGGGGTCGCTCTGTGCCTTTTTCCTGATGGTTTCATTGAGTTGGTCCTCCTTCCTGACTGCTTTCCGGCGAAGCTCCGCCACTCTCGCGGTGAGCTTCCTGGTCTCGTCATTCGCCCGGGCTGTTGCCTTGCGCTCCGCCTCCAGGGAAGTCTCAAGTCTTTCGCACTCTGCTTCCAGGTCGGCAATGACTCCCCGCCGGTGTTCCAGCACCAGCAGCATGGCGATAAATATGACCGCGCATACTATCTTGCCACCCAGCTCATCGGTTAATGTGTCGAGTACTGACATGCTTTTCCTCCGCCTACACTATGCAGAACATGAGCACAACGAACACATAAAAAAGTGCGGATAATGCTACCGCTCCAGCGGTATATCGTATAAAATCAAGTAATAAATTCATGTTATATCCTTAGTCATCTAAATCATCCAGATGGAGCTCGCCGTTCTTGTACATGCGTTCGAGCTCCCACTCGATATCTGCCAGTCTGGCACGGCGCCGGCGGTAGTCTTTTGACCGCATCAGCCTCAGTATCCTGGCGTGAAATTTACGAGATATGTCTCTCCCGTTCTCGACGTGAGTGACCTGACTCTGACTTGTGCCGAGTCTTTCGGCCATCTCTGCACGGGTGAGCCCCATCACTCCCCGCACAAGCTTAGCATCCTCGCTGTCCATATTTCTCCTTTAGTCCTAGAATAATCTTCTCCTGAATCTCGATCTGCTGCTGTTTACTGTCCAGAAGTTGCCGCAGTAGCAGTATAGTGGCATCTTTACCGGCAAGCTCCGCGCGGAGCTGCTCGATCTTGGTGACGCTCTCGTCGTATCCGGTGAATATCTTTTCCCAGGCGTCCCGTGCGCTATTCATTGGCTCCCTCCTCAAAGTTAAGCCGGACGAAGCTCTTAAGCTCTGCGGTGCCAAAAAGGTCCTTGTATAAGTTCATCAGTGCGGCGGTAGCGTAGCCGGATGTTAATGTCACACCCGCGGTGATGCCGAATTTTTTCCGGTTGTTGGTGAACTCGCGGTGCTTCTGAAGCAGATGCTGCTCAATGGTTTTTTTAACTTGATTAGCCATAATATAGATCCCACTTATCAGGTGGTGCCGAGACGTCCCCGACACCTGCATATAAGTATAAGTAAATTTTTACCTAAAAAACGTGACTGATGTCTAATATATCTATATTTGTATAAATTGATTTTTATTTGATGTGCCCGCGTTTTATTGCCTCCGCGGCTGAGATGATGCGGACCTTGTCCGCGATGTCTTCCCACCGTGACACTCCGGCATAAGCCATAAGCCCTTCGCGGCAGGTAAAAAGGTGGGTCTGATATTTGTAGAATTTTCTCTTGTCGGGTCTGAGTGCTTCCTCCAGCGTCGCGCCTTCTTCCAGCGCAGCGTAGAAGGTGGCCGTGCTTATGCCGTAGGCACGGCACATGTCTCTCACGGTCGGGTATTGGTTGCCAAGGTGGTCGTGCGGCCTAGCCCTCGGCATGTGTGGCTCTCCTGACTGCATACGCGAGCCCGATAGATCCTATGTCCACGATGGACTGGTCACTCTGATTACTCATAAAGCTGAACCCGCGCTGGTAGAGTAGCATTAAGAGGTCTCTGTCTCCGTTCCTGTTATCTGCGATTATCTCCTCCGCGCTTTCCCGGATTATGGCCAGAAGCTGGTCCAGTCGTTGCTGTTGAGTCGGCGTTAATTGTGCCATGTATGTCCTCCATTTTTATAAGCGGCGCAGGGGCTTCCGGCTCCGTCGGTGTGGTAGCCGGAGCACTCTGCTGTTGAAGTGCTCCGGTTAAGGCCTGGAGCTTGCTCAGACGTGCATCTCCCACCGCGGCGGCGTAGACGTTCGCGACCAGCCACTCCTGCGGGCGTATCATCTGAGGCGAGAAGCCTGGATTATTTGTTGCGCTAAACCATGTATATATTATCCGGCATGGTGTTTCTCTGTTGGTCTTAGGCGCCCGGATACCTTCCACCACGTAGATGTAAACCTTCCCCGAGCTCCCCGGGACTTCGTGATTCCAGTAGTCTGTCACGCTGACGCTCTGAGGGTCAGGCACCTCACTCATGCCTGACTGCGCCTCCTTCACCAGGTGCCAGGCGATGCCATTGCTGTCGGTGAAGTCAGGAACCGGACGGAACCCGTCGATCTGTGTAAGGTTAAGGGAGGGCGCTCCTTGCGCCTGGTAAATGCTGGCCAGTAGTCCGGGGTTAATTGGTGCCGGTGTGGTGGTCGGTGTCATTGTGAAGTCTCCAGTATCTGAGGAGCGCGACCGATAAGTGGTAAACGTTCTCCCTGGTGTCTTCCGGGGTGGTTGCGCTCATAAGTTCCCGGTATTCCATTTCGATGATCTTTTTCATGCCTGCCACGGTGTTCACATCGTACCGCTCCCAGGTCTTCGGCGGGTTGAGGTCGACCTCACGGCAGTGCTTCATGTAGTCCTTATCAGGACTCCCGTGGTATATGTCGTCTTCTTCGTAACGCGCATGTTTTTCTGAATTATGCGCGGAACTTGGTACCGTCTCGTCATTGCGGTGCCGTCTAACTGTTATTATGTCCATTATATTACTCCAAAAAAGCCCCGACTGGCGGGGCTTGCTTCACACTTCGATTACTCGACATTACTCGGTGGTGGTACTTCCTACGACTGCCAGGTCTGCACCCTGGACTAGCTTGACTCGGGCGAGGTAGTTATTCATGGCGGTGGCCATATTACTCTCCTATGATTATCCGGCGGCTGCTGTGGTCGGTTTTAACGCGTTAATGATCGCGACTGTCTGCGCGTTCATCGCATTAGTCTGAAAAAGCTGGGCCTTGAGTGCAGCATTCTCGGCCTGCGTGTTGGTGAGAACGTCGCGGAGCGCCTGGGTCTGAATTTCACGTTGAAGTTCCCTGTTTGCGCATCCTTCCTGTTCGATGGCACGAAGCACCTGGCAACAGCAGTCCTTCTGCTGGCTTGCGAGTTCCTGGGCTTGTAGTCTGCTCTGGGCGCCCTGCTCTGCGATGTTGAGGTTAAGGCCTCCGAAGCCGTTGCTCATTGCCAGATTAGTGGCGGCCTGATTCTGAGTCTGTGCCAGTGTGTTCTGGAAGATGCCCGCCTGAGTTGCCTGAGCTCCAGCGGTTACCGCGCCGACAATGGCGTCTCCGGTGCTGTTGATAAGATTGCCCACGAACTGGTTCTGACCACTGGTCTGAATGAGAAGGTCGCGGTCCGCGTTGGCGATCTGCTGCTGGATGCCGTTTACGGATGCCTGGATGCCGTTAATGGCTCCGGTGTCGTAGCCTACGCCGGCACCTGCGCCACGATAGCCGAAGCCACCGAAGCCTCCATTCCCTAACCATGAGCCTAAAAGGCCACCGACGCCGGCACCAAGTGCAGTACCGCCCCAGGCTCCGCCCTGCGGTAAAATTGTGTGAGTTACTTCGTCCATATAATACGCCCTCCTTTAGTTATAGCGTACTTTCATTATAGGAGGCGGCGCGTTTTTACATCAGATTTTTTTAGGGATGTGTATTACGAATTAATGGCAAGTTTTTGCAGGAAGTCCGGAGACACCTCCGGCTCGCGCTCCGCCACCCGTCGGTATAGCCTGAAGTAGTAGCTGATGCGCGGGTCTCTCGGCACTCCTGTCCAGGGCTTAGCATCACCCAGATAGTGAATTATGACCGGTGCGGTGCGCGTGTAGTCCTCGGAGGTGAACATCATATTATAATTGCTCGGGATGGCTTCAATGCGGTCGGCCAGGCTCCAGTTGATGAAGTCCTGCTCAGGGCAGAACAGCCGGTCGCCATAGCGCCACAAAAAAGTCCGATACTTGTCAAAAAGGTCGTCCGGAATAGCTTCTCGTCCATAAATCACGAAGCCGGAATTAATGTAGATAGGTCCCGAGGTAATATCTTCCACGCCGAGACTGGACACCCAGCGGTCGCGGTTCTTTCTCTCGTTAACACCGTATACGCGGTGGCGCTGAGGGCGCACGCGCTCGAAGGCTGTCCGGATACTGTTCCTGGTTAATGTGTCCAGGTCAAGGTTAATAATAAAGTCGCCTTCGGTGCGCATTTCTTCCAGCGACTTGATGCGCTGAGCGAATGCCGGAAGCGCCTCCGGTCTGAAAAAAAGGTCGCTGTACTTACTGTGCACGCCTGAGTGCTCGGGAAGCTGTGGAAAATCCACCTCCCTGAACTCGACCGGAAGGCCTCGCAGGCTTCTGGCCAGTCTCTTGTAGTTGACTCCTGCCTCGATATATACCCGCATCGGAATGCCGGGATTATATGACGTGAAGGAAGTCAGCGCTATGATGGCCGGATCGACATATCCGGCGTCGCAAACTGCGAAGGCTTTTATATTCATCTTACCACTCTATCTTAGGCAATCTGCTCAACACATACTCTGCAGTAATCTCATCAAGACTAATCTCTCCTGACTCTACCGCATCTAATATCTGATAGCATTTTCTCCATACCTGTGACCTCCAAATTTTAAATGCTGTGCCGTGCGCATCGAATTCCGGATCGGGATCACCGGCATATCCGGCACAATAAGCTCCGTTGGTGAATCCTTTGGTCTTCGCTGTGCTATCAAGAAGTTCCTGCACTACCGCATCCATCTCAGCTTTTTTGCGGTCGATCATTTCCTGCATTGTAGGTTGAGGTCTTTCATGACCTTTAAGAAAATAAGTGCCACAACTTGGTGTGCCGATATAAGTAAGCTCTGACTCATCGTAATGCTGATCCAAAAAACCATAGCTATCTGCTACCCTTGGATCTTTTACTGCCGTTCCAAGGCTAATGATGTCACCATCCACAAGGAGATCTCTGTAGAAAACAGTAGTCTCAGGAAAACTATTCAGATACTCTTCATGTTCTCTTCTCAATCTTTCCTGTTCAGCTTCAATTTCAGCTGAGTTATCTTCAGGTTCAGTAACTTCACCACTTACTTCACCACTTACTTCACCTGTAGATTGCTCTACATTCTCTTGTAATTCTTCAGTAGTGTTATCTGTAGGGATAACTTCTACTTCCTCTACATTCTCAATATTTTCTAATTCTGACATATATGCTCCTTAAATGTTTCCCTGACATGGGACAAAATAAGCATGCTCAAGTGAGGTGCACATTACATTAATGATAACTTTTCTGTTTGCTACAGCAGGAGTCATTATTGTTAAATAAGTAGCTTTATTTGATATTAAGGCATTACCTATAGTTGTCACACTATCTAAGATTGAAATTTTATTTGCGTTTGCACTTCTTATACATATCCAACCATTAACAGTAGGAGTGTACACATTACCACCCCCTGATAAATTTGTAATATAGCTAGAAATATCAATTCTATTGTCAATATCAGGCAGAGATAAAGAACTAGGTTCTAAAGCATTAACCTTGTATGTCTGAACATCTGACCATTTATTACTACTTCTTCCTAAAACAATAGCATTATTATTTTCAGGATAAAATTCTCCCAAATTATTAAAATCAACGGAATAGTAGTTAGTTGTTCCGTCTAACCTGTTTTGTCTCCAACACGTTCTAAAAGGTTCATCCGCATTGTTTCTATGCTGAAAAATAAAGTATGCTATTATAGCATTATTTTTATCAGTAAATCTTATATCTCGCTGTTGAGCACTTGATGGTAACACAGTAATATCATCGTCTGTACTGTATAATCTTATTGACGGAAACCCTGTAAAATTTTGAATAACTCCAAATCTTTTACTTCCTATAACTGACTCATCACCACTCTTATGCACAACAGCACTATCATCTGCCTTGGAGGTAACTGCATCCCACTTGTTCTTATCTTCTGCGGTGACGTGGATCGTGGTGTCACCCGTGTGGGCGGTTAGTGCTGAAGCATCGGCCTTGCCGTTCCATGCCTGCTTGTCTTCCGCTGTGACGTGGATCGTGGTGTCACCCGTGTGGGCGGTTAGTGCTGAAGCATCGGCCTTGCCGTTCCATGTGGCCTTGTCCTCTGCGGTGACATGGATCGTTGTGTCACCCGTGTGGGCGGTTAGTGCTGAAGCGTCGGCCTTGCCGTTCCATGCCTGCTTGTCTTCTGCGGTGACATGGATCGTTGTGTCACCCGTGTGGGCGGTTAGTGCTGAAGCATCGGCCTTGCCGTTCCATGTGGCCTTGTCCTCTGCGGTGACATGGATCGTGGTGTCACCCGTGTGGGCGGTTAGTGCTGAAGCATCGGCCTTGCTGTTCCATGCGGCCTTGTCCTCTGCGGTGACGTGTATGGTCGTGTTGCTGATGTGAACGTTATAGCCTCCGATCATTCCGTCCAGGGCTGTCCAGTTCGCCGCCAGTCCTTCGTAGCAGTTGCGCTCCCCTTCAGCCGGTAAATATATCCCGTTGGTTAATGTCTGCCCCATTTCTGTCTCCTTAATATGTGCCGTAAGGCGCGAGCCCGTACGGGCTTATACCGTATCCCCGAAGTATCGGCAGGTCATCCGCGAACATCTCAGGGCTGTAGTTAATTAGTGTTAAGTTGACGGCCTTGTCCTGAGGTTCTACCGCGGTCACCCAGCACTTTACCATCTCGCCGATGGCAAAAAAAGGATACTCAAGGTCTTCGCCGTACCGGTCATCCCATTCCGGAAGCGCATCAGTCAGTGTCAGGTGGTGGCTGTCTTCCCGGGTGTATGTGGTGCTCAGGCATGCGCCGTCTTTTTTTCGGACATAAATCACTCCCGCGCCCAGGCTTTCCGGTATCTCCATGTCTACCGTGGCCACGGAGGTGCTGTAGTCGAACGCCGTCACGCGCCCGGTAATACTGCTCAGGTCCTCATCCAGAAAAAGCCCGACGAGGTCATTATACTGGCAGTTTAAGCCATCCATTTCCGTGGATATCTTGTATGTGACTCTGGTGCTTCTCAAGTATCTCAGGCGTCGCATTCCCATGGCTTCAGCCTGTCGCCGGTTAGTGACGCCGAAGGCCTTGAGTTTTTCCTGGTGATTGCTCAGAGGGTATTGCGTGATCTCCGCGTCGCCGTTCTCGTCAACGTGGCAGAAAATCGTCTCTGTCTTGTAAGTACTCGGGTCCGTGTACTCGACTACTATCTCATCAACGTCGTCCTCCCGAGGCAAGTTAAAAATTATTTCCGGGCTTCCTGTCAGGTTCTGAGGCGTAAAAAGCTGTGCCAGCGGTTCATACTCGCTCACCCTGTGAAGCCTGGTAAAAGCCAGGTGATTGTCATCGACTATTGGCGAACTGAAGCCCACGCTCAGCGCGTCCCGGAGTACTTCCAGGAGAGTGCCGTCGCTGTCGATGGTACCGTCCAGTGTCAGCTCCATACCGTTCCAGATATCGTTAAACTCCAGGAGGCTGTCCTGGTTGATGATGCCCTGGTATTTGGAGCTGTCGACGATGTACTTAATGACCGGAGCCAGCTCTCTGGTGGCTCTCAGCTCACCGGTGACGATGTCCGGAAGCATTCGCGTCCAGTATGTAGCGAGCTGGTTCTCGCTGAGCTCGCTCAGCGTCTCGGTACCCTTAAAGCGTCCGATCATCACGGTCATGCCCTCGTACCGGTTGCAGGTACTGATGACTGACTTGAGTCCCACCCATTTGCAGGTGTTAAGTGCGCGGGTGCTATTGTCTGCGGTGGTGAGGTTCTTCATCCTGAATTCATAATTACCGGCTGTCTCGACTTCCAGCGTGTAGGTGTATGCCAGCTCATCGTTGGTGCTGGCGGTGAAGTCTCGGGTGATAGTTGTCCACGGGTCAGTGCTTCCGGCGAGACGGTAACCTATCTCTATTGTGACGGTTAACTCGCGGAAAGTCCCGTCGTCTTTCAGGTAGCCGAGTCCCTGAGGGAAGGCTATATCGTACTCGAAGATACTGGATGATGCGCCGTAAGGACACGCGCGGTAAGGACCGACGTACTGCCCCGCCTGGCTGTTCTCATCAAGTTCGAACACCAGCCCGCCCTGGTTCCAGCCTTGACTCCAGAACTCCACCCAGCCCGTCACCGGCACATAGCTCTCAGTTACCCGGCGCACCGTGTAGACGCTTCCTGACCTGCCCATGAGTTCATAAAGCCCGTTATCTGAGCCCCATGTGTAGTCCGCCGGAACCGGTTGATCTATCGTGTATGCGCGGGTCTGCTCGACTGTTATGTCATAGGCCCCGTATGGCGCGGCAGGAGCTTCCGGGAAGGTCGGGAGCTCTATTTCGGTTGTATCCACCGTGAAGGTGGCGCTGTCATCAGCACCGTATGAGATGCCCAGCAGTTCGCACTGGGATGTCAGTGCATTGCTGGCCGTCAGGCGTCCTGTCTGTACGCCCGCGGTACCTGTGCGGATGCTGTACGTGATGGTAGTCCGTGCTTCAGCGGTGACGTTAATCGCATCACCGGCCCTGGTGATAACTTCCCGCGTCTGTTCCTCATCATTCTCGTCGATATATGTCTCGGTCTCGGTGAGTCGCTCGCGGAGCCATGCCCGGTGAAGTGTTTGCTGTGCATTATTGAAATACTCAGGCAGTTCCACGGTCACCGCGGTGGTACCGCTTAGCGGGTCATCGGTGACCGTGTCCCCTGAGCCCAGCGGGCGGATGTCCACCGCGCCGGATATTTCAAAAAAAGCGCCATCTGACCAAGGGAGCACCAGGGGTTTATAAATTCTGTATGCGGTACCGCCACCGCCGGCGCATCCCGGCGCGTTATATCCGCCTACTTCGTAATAGCCGCCGGATAATGTGTCGCCGTTGAAGGTAGCAGTCGGGTCACGCTGCTGGCTCTGTTCAACAGTCGTCTCCTCGGGCTCCAGTGTGTGCCCGCTTCCGGTCACCTGAGTACTGGAATAATAGCAGTACCATGACCGGTCTTCTGGGCTGTTTTCCGCTGTGATTTCTTCCCCCGGCTCGAATGTGTACAGGCTACATCCTGGGAGTTTTCCGATGGGCGTCTCACCTACGTACACGTCGGATCTGTCCTCCGCCTTCTCATAATAGCCACGGCCCTGGCACAAGATCATGTCGACAAACTGCACATTATTGCGATAAAAAACATGTTTATCCGCTAAATAATCCGGGTAATGCTTGAACCTGCCGAAGTTCTCAGGCACCACGTTGGTGAGGTTGACCTGGTTCCCTTGAGCGTTAACGTCATAGATGCTTGAGCCTTGACGTGTCTCTTTCTGCTGATTCTTACCAAGGCGATTAGCCATAATGATAGCGTATACCGCAGAAGCCACGGCCAGCACTATAGAGATGATGGCCATAACTACGGAGGTCTCTATGCCTCCGGCTTCAATAACGATGCGGATCCTCTCGGTACCGGTCAGAGTATACCGGGGCCATAACTCACGGGGTATTTTCAGTCCGTTGACGTATAGCGACACATAAGTCCCGGCGGACTTTTCCGGGTCATACGCCGGACACTGTTCTCGAATAACTTCCTCGACGGTCGTGCTCCGGTGCAGTGTCATGCCGGCGCTTTCTATCGCTCTACTGAGATCCGCGCGGGTATAGACTTCAATTCTTAGCATAGCGGTAGAATCTCCTGTGTGATAGTGTAGTGTCGTCTAGTCTTTCATAACGGCAGTTTTTTCTCTCAGATGTGTGCAGCATCCTGCCGTTGAGGTATATGCCTACATGATACAAGCGCCCGCTGAAAAAAAACGCGACTACATCCCCATTTTTCGGCACTTTTACCTCTGTAAACCGTCCGGCATCCCTTTCATACATGAGGCCCTTGCTCATCGTCTTGCTGTCGAGGTCCGTGTAGTCATCCAGGGTGATGCCGAGGTTCTGCTGGTAGTAGTCTACTACCAGCCCCCAGCAGTCAAGGCGCGGGAAGGTTCTGCCATTAGGCGTGTGCTGTATCAGCAGATAGTCGTTAATATGTCTCATAGTATCCCTTATTTTACATATTTTAGCCCCGGCGCGTTATATGCTGTATATCGGAGCTTCGGGAACTCGGTATTAAGCATGTCGCAGAAGCTCGCGGTGAAGTCAGCCCGCTCACGCGTTAACTGCCCGCCGGTGACTGTGAGCGAGATGGTATAGAGTCGACTCAGGTCCTCCGGATGCCATTCCGTAAGTGTGAGATAAGTGGGCTCGTTACTTGTTAGCACTCGCTTCACATATTCATAGCACTGGCCGTTAACGCCGCAGATGCTGAAGCTGAGATCCTGGAAGCCGTTGTCCGAGCGCTCAGGCATCTGGACCGTGAAGGCTGACGGCTCATATTCCACGTCGTCAATTATAACCGGCTCATTGGCCAGGACAAACTGGAGCGCTCCGGCTTCAGCGTTGACGATGTCCAGCGTGATGAGAGGGAGCTGTCCGCCCGATGCATATATCTCATTCAGCGTAAGTAAAGCCATGTCACTCCGCTCCTTAGCCTTGATCTGCTACTTCTACGAAGTAGCTTATAATACCGGTCTTAAGTGCGACGTAGTATTTGCCTTTTACCGCGTATACGGCGCCCTGCTGTATCTGCCCCGGCGTATATCCTATCTTGACCGGGCTGGCTACTGCCGGGCGGGTCATCGGGACGTACATCTTGCGTATATATAGCTCAGAGTTGCCTATACGCGGGAAGCCGTACGGCGTGCAGGCAGGGAGCGCTCCGGTCGATGCCATGCTGTCGGTACCCTGCAGGGGTAGGGAGTCGACGTTATTCGCGGTGCCATCGTGGAGTGCTAAGCGGTGGCACAAAATGCTGGTAGGGAAGTATGAAATATTTTGCAGTTGCTCAAAAACTCCGTAATTAGTGTCGCGGGCAAAAAAAGGCGCGTAGCTCATCCCGTAGTCAAGGCCGCGGTTGCTCGCGTAGTTGGTGTTATCGGCTGAAAAGGAATAGGTCGCGTCGCTGATCAGAAAATCATCGTCAAGGCTGAAGTGTAAGCCAACGGTGTTATTAGGCGCGGTGTATAAGCAGGTATACGGCTTCTGAGTTATTACCAGCGGGACGGTGGCGCCTATAATTACCAGCGCTGAGGCTCCGCGCCAGTATGCCAGGTTTAAGGTCACCTCGTTGCCGGAGGTGCCAAAAGTGGCAAGCTCGGCCACCGCGCCGCAGTTTAGCCTGTTTGAAGCATATGTGCTCGCGCGAAGTACCGCGGCCGGCAGACGTGCATGGCTGTTATCGCTCGCCAGGAAGTCTAGGTCGCGGGACGGGGTATCGGTTAAGCCTACGCGCAGCACGTGCTCGTCTATGCAGATCCCGATGGTCTTCTTATTTCTTCCGCGTCCTAAAAAGTACAGATCAGTGCAGGATCCGCTCTTGTTGATGTCGCTGGCTCCGGAGCTACCGCTAGGCACTAGGAAGGGCTGCCCCGTCCATTTGGTTGATCCGATCTCGACCTTCTCCTGGAGGCTTAAGCCAGGGTTTACGCTTAATAGCCAGGTCACGAAGTCCCCAAGGACGGCGTTCTCTGCCTGCACGCGGGCGCTTACTGTTCCGGCTGTATAGTCTGATACCCTTTTAGTGATCGTTAGTGTTTTCTTAAAGCTCATCCCGCTACTCCTCTATGATGGTTAATGTGTCGGTGGCGTCGCCCAGGTCGGCCGCGTCGTCGACCACGTTCTCGTCTGTAAATTCCGCGAAGTCGACCACCTCGTCGTCTCCCGCACCGGTCGGCGGATAATGATCCTCCCACGACCCGTCATCCACGACGGTGTTGCTGGCGTCAAGTGTCATGCTGACCTGGTACAAGCTTCCGAGCGTCGCGCTGGTGCTGATGAGCTTCGCATCAAGCCCACCGCTCTGGATGCGCACGTACCGGTATTGTATCTCCTGGTCCTCGTCAGTGCTGAGGAGTGGCATCACGAACCACGACGCACCGCTCTGGATGTCAGCCTTATACCACCTGAGTGCCTCACGATACTGCGAAGCGGTCAGGAGAAGCGTGACACTGACCTGATCAGGAGCCCCCTGATTCACCAGGCGCTGACGTGCATAGCCGTCGGCCATCTGGGTGCGCACCATGTTCGGGCGATGCCTTACCGCGTACCCTGTCTGAAGTGGAAGCGGGAGCCCCGCGGGATAAAATTTCATACCTGCCTTCCTTAGGCGCCGAAGCGCTTAACTTGATACGTGCTTTCCAGCGTGCGGGCTATCTGCCCACCGCGGCGGATGTTGCTCACGAAGATGTTGATTATTCTCTCGCCGTCTTCAGCCTGAGTCTGCTCAACCTGTCCGGCTTTTTCAGCATTCTCGTAGAGATTGACGGTCACCTCCCCACCGTTAACGGCCTGACGGGCGAGGTCGGCGGTGCGCTTTCTGCTGGTAACATTAGCCGGACCGCTCACAAGCTCAGGACCGTACTCCCCGACGATACCCACACCACCGGCCGGAATTATGCCGCCCTTGTCGTGCATGGTGAGGCTGGAGATCTGGCTTATGATCCCCGTGGTTAAGGCCACCGCGCTGGCGTAGTTCGCCAGGGATTCGTACCAGGTCGCGCTGGTGCTCAAGGCCTTAGTCCAGGCCACAATAGCGTTAGCTGTAGCGGAAGCAATAGCAAAAGACTTCTCGATGGCAAAAAGTGTGCGGTAGGTTGCTGAGCTTTCGCTCATGTTAGTCTTTAAGTTGCCGAAGGCATCGCTCAGACTGTTCATGCCGTCCGTGAACTGCTGCATGTTTTCAAGGTCGTCATCCGTGAAAAATTCATTCTTACGGCTTCGTGCGGAGCTCTGTGCCTTTTCAAAATCCTTGCGCAGCTTGTCCCTGGCGTCCAGAAACTCCTGCTCGCTGATGAGCGCCTCGTCGTGGTACTCCTGAAGCTTCTCCAGCTTTTCCGTGTATTCAGCCTCAAGATCTTCCAGCTCATCCTTGCGGATGCCGCGAAGGAACTCCTGCGCCTCCTTGGTTAGTGCCTCGTACTTAGTGCGATAATCCGCGTCGATTACCGCGCGGGCTTCGGCAAGGTCTTCCTCAGTAGCCACGTGACTGTTCTTGTAGGCCTCCAGCAGTTCATTAATGCGGTCGTTATAGTCCGCTCTCAATTTAGCCAGATCACTGTAGGCGTCTCTCTGCATCTGCTTTATCTTGTCGATGTAAGATGCCCAGCTATCGACCTCTGTCTTTTTAGCACCGGCACTTTTACCGCCGGCACCTCCGGCAGGCTTGAATGATATCGGGTCGATGGTCACCGGCTTGACTTCCGGCTTCTCGGCCAGCTTCTCGGCGACGCGCTTCTTGGCGGTGTCTATTTCCTCAAGCTGAAAATTGATAGCCTGGTCGATGATCTTGGTGCTCTCGGCGATCTCGTTCGCAGCCTTGTCTATCTCGTTGTTGTACGCTTCCGCAGCGCTGTCCCAGTCTCCGGTATATATGAGCTCTGCCAGGTATTCCGAGGCGCCGCTAAATCCGCCCTTAAGCGCTAGCCATGCCTTGGCGGCTGGTTTCGCTACGTACTCTAGGAAGCCCGCGCGGGCGAACTTGAAAAAATTCGATAAAAATAGCCCTATATTCTGGAGGCCTTCGCGGGCGTCATCCTGCGAGTCAGAAAAAAAGCTCGCTACGTACTCTATAGCCTCTCCGGTGGTTTCTTTTACTACTCGAGCGATCTCGCCGAATGCCTCCCCGAGGTCGTTAAAAAATTCCTCAAAGTATGGGCGGTTTTCGTTGATCCAGCCGGTGAGCCCGTCCAGGGCATCGGCCGCGGTTCTAACGGCGTCTGTGATGAGCTTACCCAGTCCACTCTCCGCGAGCGCTCTGTAGAAGTCGCCCCAGGCGTTCTCGAGCTGGTTAAGCGCTCCGGTGACTCCGCCCTGGAGGTACTCCAGCACGCCCTCGTTCTCTTTGCCTATCTTGGCGAAGTACTCGCTCAAGGCTGCGCTGTTCTTCTCGATCTCGGTAGTTATGCCCTTGTACGTGAGCTGCAGGGTCGCGCCGTTGTCCTTAGCAGTTACACCTAACTGCTGAAGCGCTTTATATCTGCCCTGCATCGTGGCCGTAAAAGCTTTCCCGACGGTCTCCAGGCTCTGCCCGGTGCCGTAGGCAATTTGTGAAAAAGTCTTGAGCTGATCGGCAGTCGCCTGGATGCCGTTCTTCCTGAGGTCCAGGGCTACGGCTTTCAGCGCGTCGAATGGCTGGATGGTGTCCCGAGCCGCCTGCTGGAGCATCTCAAACTGCTCACGGGCTTCCTTGACGCCTCCGGTGGCGGTGATAAAAGACGCCACGGCGGTCTCGGTGGCCTTGAGCTCGTTAGTTATGGCACCGGTTAACGCTCCCGTGGCCACTGCCGCGAGCGCTGCCTTCCAGGCTGTGCCTATACCGGCGAAGCTCTTGCCGATGTCTTTGGTGGCGCTCCTGGTGTCGCCCTTCATCTTCTTGAGCTTCTTGTCGTACTTGGTAGTGTTCAAGTCTACCAAGTTGGTGATGCTGTTAACTATGCTCATGTCTTTTATCCCTTATCCCTTGACTACGCCACCAAGCATCAGGAATGCATCCCTGCCGGTTGGCGCCGGAACTTCATCCTCGGAAGTTTCTCCGGCTTCTTCCCGGTATACTGCCGCCCAGTAATTGATCTCGGTGGCCGGCAGTTGCAGCACCTCAGTTATGGGCTTGTGTATATCCCGCGCTATACGGGCACATAGCCTGATAACCGGGTTGTTTAGGCTTTTTTTTCGGCGTCGCCGTTATTTAACTGCCACATGGCCTTGTTCAATCGGTTGAATGTTCTCGCCGGTATCGATGCGATAAAGTCACGCGCCTCATCAGCGGTGGCCAGAAGCAGATGCCCGTCTTCCGCGATGATGGTCTTGCTGAATAGCAGGGCAGCGATGTCCATGTCTGACTTCTTAGCCTGCATCATTGCCACCAGCTCAGCCTGGTCAGCGCCGGTTAACTCGCGGATAAGAATTTCCGCCCCTTCCTGAAGTTCTTCGACGCTCACGGCCTGTGTCTTAAAATTCGGCTTGTATGCCTTAATGTCTAAAATCATCTCTTACCTCTTACAAAAAAGGGCGGGGCTGATGCTCCCGCCCAAATGGCTCTGGTCGTTTCGGGTATCTTTAGCCGCCGAAGGTCCATGTCGGCTTGCCGTTCATCTTGCCTGTGATGTCCCACTTGATAGTGCCGGACATGTCAGGATCCTGCGGTACTGCCTGCTTCAGGGTTACCGGTACCTGGCCGGTGGTGCCGTCCGGCCATTCCATGAGGAGGTCGATCACGCTTCCGCTGTTGGCCGCATTGATGAGAGTCTGCTGTACCGTGTCAGCGGTGTAGTGGTGCAACGTGATGGTGATTTCGTTACCGTCGAACATACCAGGAAGGTATCTCTTAGAACTCTCAGCGATACATGTCTGGTCGACATCCTCAGTCGTTCCGCCTATGCCGGTGTAGATACTTACGCCTGGGATGGTTATCCATGGGTCAGACTGCTGCGCAGTTGCCAGCTTGTAGCCGATAAGAATTTCCTTGGCCACGATGCCGTTCTGCTTGGTTGTAGGGGTTAATGTGCTCGTCATATCAGGTCTCCGGATTAATTACTGATCTTCGTCTTTTTCATTATATCAGTAATTTGTTTTTCTATGCTGTTTTTAATTTGCTCTTTGTGTGACGCCCATTCAGTTTTAAAAATTCCCTTCCCGGGCTGGCTCCAGGTTCCAAGGTCTCCCCAGATGCCTATGTATCTGGCGGGCTTCGGTCTCTGACGAGGTGCACCGTCACGCCTGAGGCGTTTCGTGTATATAGGCGCGACGCCTTTATCACTCCAGCCGTAGGTCGTGAAGGCTATACCGGGACGGGTACGGGACGCGGCCGCTTTGGTGCGTACGGACTTCCAGGCTCTGCCGGTACGTCGCTTGTACGCCCCGCGAGTCTTCGATCGCAGACTCACCACGGCGGGCTTGACCGCATTCCTGAGGATTGTCTTCTGTTCTTTAATCGACGTCCTCTTATCGAATTGCTCCATCCGTTCAAGGAACTGGTCGAGAAGCTTCTCCAGGTCGGACTGCTCGCCTATAACGGTCTTAGTACGCCACATCGCTATACCTCGTCAATACGTGAAGACACGGTCACGGTGGCACTCTTAACATCAGGGTCGTCGCTGTTAATCTGGATGTACTCCAGGGTGAGGTATCTCACTGACTGAGTGTCTACATTATCCAGGGACGCGATGGCGTCGATCAGTGAGTCTAGTCCGGCTGAAGTCTTGGCGTATAAATTCAGGTCGGCCGATAGGGTGCGATATGCGCCCATGTCAAGCTGGTGCTCGTAGGAGATTCGTAAGGAGTCGACTATCACCGCCCTGGATGCTTCCGGAGGAGCCGCATAGTCGAAGGCTACGAGCACGTCACTGCCGGCGGTCTGTAATGCCGTTCTCAGGTCCTGCTTAATTTTAGATATTGGCGTCATGTTGTCACCTCCTGAGTAATCGAGTTGTCAAGCTCGATGCCTAGTATCATCTGCCCTTCTGACCGGCTGGCGTTGATGCTTATGATACGGTAGCGTCTGCCGTGCAGTTCTACGGCCCAGTCTGGCGATATGCCCGCGCGGTACCTCATAAGTACGGTATACGTTTCAGACTGAAGCTGTACCTGCGCCTTCATGTTCTCACGCAGAGTAAGCTGTCGCACGTTCGCCCATACATACAAGGGCTCCGCATAAGTTACCACGTGCGCACCGGTCACGCTGACCGTCTGCACCGGTCTCATTAAGCCGATGCGGGTGTCAAGCCTACCCGCTTCCACATTAGCCTGCATAATCCACCCACTTATCCAGTAAATGCTGGAAGTATGTCGTGAATGTCTTTTCCTGCTGGTTCTCACGATGTCGATACAAGTCGCCCGCGGTTACCAGGATGTACTGAGTTATCTGCGCCGGAATTGCCTCCGGGTCCGTGGTTACCGGATTGGTGTCCGCATCCGCGGAGTAGATAGGCCGACGGAGTCGCGTCTCAGCTTCGCCCTGAGCCGCCTCGATGTACTGCTCCAGAAGCTCGTCCTCATTCGTCCCGTCGATCCTTAGGTGCGCCTTAAGTTGCGCCACTGATACAAGTAACATTTTTTCCTCCGCATATAAAAAAGGCGACCATCTTGTCCGGTGCCGAGGCTCCCGCATGGCCGCTCAATCTATTGCTAGTTACTGGTTACTGGCTACTACGCCACCGGTACGAAGTCACCATAAGTAACAGCCTTCGGCTGTGCCACTTCGAAGTCGAGACGGCGCTCCATTCTCAGGGTGGTGAGGTTCTTAAGAAGGTCATCCTCGGTGCGTTCCATGACGGCAGATAAGCCGGAGCGTTCCACAACCTTGCCCGCCTGAGCGAAGTTACCCATGATGAACTTGTCATCCGGTACGTTGGCGTTAAGCACAACCGGGATGCCCCAGATGCGCTGTGCAGGGATGTCAACGATGCCAGGGATTAAATAATCCTTATTGGCATTCTTAGCTGTGAGCACCTTACACCAGTTCTTTGAGTTGAGCAACAGCACCAGGTTCTTGATGTTGGCCGCTTCCATAGCGCAACGGAACTTGATGATAAGGTCGATCACGGAGTCACCGCTTGCCAGGCCGGCGGCGCTGGAGTAGTCGGTGTAATTGCCTGAGGCGGTGAGGCCTGATAATTCACCTGAGCCTGAACCGTTAACGATCTGGGCTTCCACCTTCTCGTTAATTTCACGC